CCGGACCACCAACAAGTAATGCAGGGTTGGTCCCATTTCTCATGTAATTAGATATCATATTTAAAGAGAACCTATGATTCAAAGATAAACCAGTTACAGAACTTAAGACACCTTCACTAAATGCATCAACAGCTCCCTCTGCCATACCATTTTCTATCATAGTATTTCGCATCTCTTGTTTAACATCTATCTCTGGTAGTCCTAAAAGCCTAGATAAAAGTTTAATAATCTCATTCATGTCATCTGCATAAGGCATACCATATGCACCAGCTAACATCATCTGCATAGTGATCAGTCCTACTATCATAGTAGCTGCTTGCTTATTATTTATAGCAGGAATAGGTATACCCAGAATAGAATCTATAGTACCAGCTGCTACACTTGTACGTCCTTGTTCTTTAAAGCTACCTTCAAATATACCCATAGCTTCAGGGTCTTTTCCTTCACCAATTAACTCTAAAATATCTTGTTGTGTCCATTGTTCTGTACTTATCTGTGGTGTTCCACCAAACCTTCCCATTATAGCATTAGAATAAAGTTCTATCATCATCTGTACAAAAGGTAAAAACTGTATAGGTACACCACCTGCTTGTCTAGCAATCAAGGGTCTATTATAAGCATCCAAACTAAACTGTGTCATAGTTACTACTCCTTCAGCAGCATCTATATAACCTTCTTCTGTGTCCATAAGGTCAGACCTAGCAACCTCAGCACTATTTAAAGTATTAATCCTAGACACACCTTTTTCTTTTGCTAATCTATAGGTAGCTAAAGCTGTGGCTATTCTGTTAGTAACTTCTCCATATGCATATAGCTTTGCTAGAGCTTGTCCAAATTGTAGAGCTCCTTTTAATCCTACTCTAACCACACCTATGTCTTGATTAAGTCCTAACTTATCTATAAAATATTGAGAAGTAAGATCAGAGTTTTGTGATAGAGCTTCTGTATTTACTTTACCAATGATACCTCTGAAAGTTAATTCAGCTAACATATTATATTCATCACGATCTCTTATAAGTCTTAATCTTTTTAATTTTGCATATAACTTTTCAGCATTTTCTATTGAGAAAGGTTCTCCACTATCAAGCTTAGGAATATACAATCCTCTTTTACTTAGTCCTGAATTAAAAGCAATAACAGAACCTTGAGCAAATGCTTTAGTCATTGCAAGAGTACCTGCTAGTCCATAAGCTGATGTTAATACAACAGCAGACACAGCACTTTGCATCATGTTAACTAAGATAGAAGAAATATTTCCACCAAGAAAACCATAGAAGGCAACAGACTTTAACATGTTCATACTAGACTGAGGAGCAAATGTAAAGTCTCTTGCTTTCCTTGCTACTGTATAAATGTTTGAACCAAAAGGAAAACTTCCTTCTGTCTTTTGTCCGGTTGCTTTTAAAATATCCATCTCTTGATTAATATTTTTTTCTGTAAGTATACGAGCAACATAACGTGCAACTTTAGATTGATAAATACTGTATGCATTATCATGATAGACATTTGAATTTAGTGGAGTTATATAGCCGGGTACTCCAGCTCTTTGTGCGTAGTGATTGGACAACCCACTCTTCTGTCTGTTAAGTTTTATCTGTTCAACTGCTGCAAGTAAATCATTTTTAAAAGCTTCTCTATTCTCTTCAGAAGAAACACCTCTTGCTTGTCTAGCTGTTTTATCAGCAGTTAAAATTTGAGAAGACTGAGCATCAAGACTTAGATTACTACCGGGCTCTGCATCTAATTCTTGATTAGTTGCAAATTTCCATTGAAAGCCTACGTCCTTATTCTCTGAAGGAGGAAAGCTATCATAAAGTTCTTGAGGTAAATTCTTTACAGCCCATTTTTTAATGTAGGCCTCTCTGTTTGTAGACCTTACATAAAAAGGTATGATAACATCTGTTCTATATACAGTCTGTTCTTGTCCTTTTTTAATCCATATCTTTCCTGCCTCAACAACTACTTCTCCTGTTTCAGGATCAAGAATATCTCTTGGAGCTCTTACATCTTTCTCTGCTCTATCTATTATTCTAAAGACACCATCTCCTTGACGAACATTAGGAAAATAATTTTGTAATGATTTAGATTGTAGTTCATTAACATATAATGCTAGATCACTATAGAAATCAAAAGTTTTTTTCTGTTCATCCGTTACTTTTTTTAATTCTTTTGTATAATTTAAAAGAGTTCTGCCTAATGTTATTGGGTTCTTTGCTGCTCCACCTTCGTTCCATGTGTCCACTAAACCAATTAAAACACCATCGCCTTCATCTAAATATTTTACTAAAGCTTCTACTCTTTTAAAGAAACTAGCTTCTAACCCTCTCTTCAAAGACATGAAAGCAGCTACTTGTTTTACACTATCTAATGTTATAGGTTGATCTATTAATACTGGATTGTCTACAAATAGATTAGACAATTCATTCTGATTTAAAAACCCAAGCTGATAGTCTATAGCTTTCTGCCCATTATAAACAATACCATTCCCAATAGTTATTGAGTAATCTTCTGGTATAGTTACCGAAGCTGTGCCATTTACTTCGTCAACAGTAAAGTCTCCTTTGTCTCCTAGAATATTAGCAACTGTTATAAATCTTAAAGTGTTTGTTTTTTCTGGTGTATCTAAGTTAGCTAACTCTCTATAGTGTTCATTGAACTGTGAAAGAATAGTTCTTTGATAAGTGTTATACTCTGATAGTAAAAGATGCATCTTGGCAAAGGCAGGATATTTTCTAGCAAGACCATTCATTGAAGCCATGATATTTTCATATGCATTTATTCTAAAGTTACCACCTCGCATACCACTTACAGTACTTAAATCAAAGTTAGCTACATCTTTTGCCATTCTATTTGCAGCACTTTTATTTATAGAACCATCAGCCTCTAAAGGTGCAAAAGTTCTGAGCATATCTTGAAGCTGTCTAATCTCTCTGTTAAAACTATCTAACATATTCTGATCACCACCAAAAGCTGCCAGTAATTTCTTTTGATTTCCTTCATTAAGAATAGAACCATTAAACATAGTTCTTCTCATTGATTCTTCTGCTGTGATTCCTTCTTTAACTGGTTGTGGTGCGTATTGATCTTTACCCTGCAGATTATTTAATCTCTGCTGCATAGGATCTATCTTAGGTTTACTTTGTTTCTTAACTTTAGGTTTAGATTCTTTCTTAACTACCTTTTTCTTTTTAACAGGATCTTCTATTACATCATCTTCTTCTGTGGTTAGAATATCTTTTTTAATAACACTTCCAATATCTATAGCACTCATTATCTTAGGAAGAAGATTATTCAGTTGTACTTCATACTCCCTACCTTTAAGTGAATAAGGTTCAGAACGTAGCTCTGGTATTAATACTCCATCTATACTCACAGCCATTATGTAAGGCTTTGCTCCCTCTTCAAGTGTCACCCCTGTTATTAACTCTTCTCTTATTTCAAAAGATTTACCTTTATATGTACCTTTAGCTACTTGAGTCTCACTATCTTTTATTTCTTGATAATCTAAACTCTCTTCTAATTTTCTTATTTGAGCAGGTGTATATTTCTTAGGTTCAACTTTCTTAGGTGCAACTTTCTTAGGTGCAACTACTTCTTCTACAGGTGTAACTACTTCTTCAGCTATAGTTAAAGACTCTGGTGAAAGCTCTACAAAAACTTGATCATTATTTTTAGCTTCTTGTTTTATCTTATCTCTTAAATCTATAGCAGATTGCTCAATATTTTTAACCCCATTATTTTCTAGGAAAGCATAGAAGTCATCATACCTAGCAGATTTCTTTTTATTTCCTACAATATATAAAGCTCTTGCTAAATCATTTTTAAAAGTTAAATCTATAGGCCTATTTCCATAGTTGTATCTTGGATCAGACTTTACTAAATCTTTAGGTAGTACTGCATCCTCATTAACTACTGCTTCTTCAGCCTTGGCTCTATTATATTCTTCTCGGAAGGGTGTAACTATTTCTTCTTCAGTTGATGGTGGTTCAAAAGTTTGTTCTTCATTAACAACAATATCTTCACCAAAGATTTCTTTTAATATCTTAGATGTATTTATCTGTGAAGCACCATCAAGCTGTTGTCTAATAGCTGGTCCTATTCCAAGTTCTTCATTTAGTATTCCATCTGTTATCATTCTATCAATAATAAGTTGAGCATCTTCTTTAGTTGCATTAGTAAAAGCTCCTTGAATCATTTCAATGGTAACTTTTTCATCTCTATAAGTAGAAGGACCAAACAACTTTGTAATTCTTCTTCCCATTCTTTGTACAACAGAAGGATCTGTTAAGTCATTCTTAATACTAGGTACAATATTAGGATCTATAATAATATCACCTTCATTTTCTATACCTGCTTCACCTGCTTCTTCATAATTTTTTTGAAGGCCTTTAACTCTTGCCTTACCTATTGTTTCATTTCCTACTAAAGGTTTAGGAGTACCACCTGTTAAGGCACCAGTAGTTATACCTATACCACCACCAACAAATGCTCCTTGAGCAGTAGCTTCCAGTAATCTTTCAGCTCTATCTTCAACACTAATTCTTTTACCTGTTGCATCAAACCCTGCTTCCATTGCCAAGATTTCTTGAAGACGTTCTGTAAATCCTTCAGAGGTAGCTTGTGAAAGACCTAGTAAGGAACCTTTACCTAGTCGAGTAACAGCTACTTTATTGATTGCATTAAAGGTAGTTTCCATTGCACTTTTAGCTGCCTTTTCTCCTGCTCCTTTTTGAAGAGCTTTATATACAGGCTTAACTCCATACCTAGCAAATCCACCAAGCACTAATGGAGCCAATGATATAGCATCAAGAGCACCAATAGCTGCTCCATATTTAAAAGCAGTATAAGGATCTTCTACATTAGGATCAAGTTCTTTTATTTCTTGTTGAGCCTCACCAGTTCCAAAGATAGAACTTGGTATGAATCTAAATATACCAGCACCTATAGCTCTTTGTCCTAGTTTGGTTGCTGTCATTCTTGCAAGCATTCCAATACCTAGAGTGGGAAGTAAAGGTACTATTTTGGGTCCAAGAGCTGCACCAGCAGCAGCAACAGGAGCACCAGCAATTATATAAGGTAAGACATTAGCTATACCTTGTTGAAAATAATCCCATGCACCACGTTCATTACTACCACTTAATCCAAAGCCTTCAATCTCTTTAAACTTTAAGAGAGGAGGCATCTCTATGTCCCATTGCTCAAGTTCTTTTTGATTAGCCTTGATAACTTTTTTACCATAATTTTTTATAGTCTCACTACCTAGAGCTTCACCGGTAGCTTCGGTTGCATACCCTAAGAGTTGTTCCATTTGATCCCATGATTTACCAAAGACTTGTCCTAGACCCGGTTGCACAGGTTCTGAATCAGACATACCTTCTATATCAGCTAGTTGTTCTGTTGGTTGTGCTGGGGTTTGAGCAGTAAATAGCTCAGGAAAGTTTTCTCCAATAGACAAGTTCATCTCTACTGTAGTAGCATCATCTGGAAAAGACATAACTTGTGCGTTAGGAAGTAGAACAGTTTTAGGCATTGCTAATTACTTTCTGTTTGAACTGCCTTCAGTATACCATCTTCCTCTACAAAATCAAAGCTTCTTATTGGAGTGCCTCCTTTAGCTAAAGAAACTGTACCTCCTTCAGCTTTCTTTTGATTATAAAATGCTTCTTTATCAAACTGACCAGAGTTTGCAAACAAATCTGTCATGGTCATATCATCTGTTATGACAGTACCAGTAACATTAGGTTTTATAAATCTTTGAATAAGATTAGTTATATTCTCACCTCCAGCTGGACCAGTTTGTGTTGCATAACTTTCTAAAGCACCAAGTAAATTCTTAATAGTAGGATCATCACGTTTAGCTCCTTGTTTAAATAAGGATTCTAATGCTGTTGATAAGCCAGCTATAGCAGCACCCGGAGTTAAATCTTTATGTATGGTTGCAAGAAGTGTAGCATTTTTTAAACCATTGTTTAATGTAGCAGCTCTTAGTGTTACTTCATCAGCCTTTCCTTTCATTCTTCCAGCTACACCTCTAGCACCAGCATTAAATAATTCACCTATAGCTGATCCAAAATCTGGAGCAGACATTATCTTAGAAGCAGAAGCCAGAACAGGTAGCCATGTCTTGTACAGGATACGTTCATCTTTAGCATCCGTTGCTAACTGAGCATTCTTTTGTGTAATATCTCTAAGAGCATTGAAGTCATCTTTTAATTTATTACCTTGTACAATCTCTTTAGCTAACAAACCTTGTGATGTACCTCCTATGACAGCTGGTTTGTCTTTTATTTCTTGTTGTATTTTAGCTTCTATTAAAGGAGCTACAACTGAATCGTTTAACATCTCCTCATATTTAGGGTCTAATTTTAATTGCTCCGAAGGAGTGCTAAATATATATCTTTTTATAGCTCCTGTCATATCAGCCATTCCACCTATATTCGGAAACATTTTATTAGGTGCTGCATTTGCATTTAAATTCTCACCCTCTAAAAAATAGTCTGTCATATCAACACTAGCATCTTGATAATTAGTCTTACCCATTCTCACTCTATTACTAGGAGGAGCATACATACCAGCAAGACCACCTTGTTGTAGCTTTGCTACTTGCCCACCTGATGCACCACCAAACATACCACTCATCATGGCAGCAGAACCTAGACCAGCACCGGCACCCAGTAGCTGACTGGACAATGGAGCAGTAGGACTCATCTGATATCTATTAGAAGTTTGTGTTGGTGCCAATGGAAACCCCCTAAGAATAGCAGAGTATTCATTAAGATTTTTCATTGGAGCATTATACTCATCTTGAAACTGTTCATACCCTAAGTCAAGACCACGTTGTTGTTGCTGTTGTTCAGCTGAACCTACACCAGATAGAGCACCTAGTTCTTTCATTCTCTGAGCAGGAACTTGTTGTCCCATTTGACCAAACATATTAGCACCTTGCATATCAGCAGCACGTTGTTGTTGTATACCTTGTTGAGCTAGAGCATAAGCTTGGTTCATACCTCGTGCTTGTATATCGTCTCCACGCATACCTTGATTACGCATTTGTTCTGCCTCAAGAATAGCTTGTCTTGAACCACCAAAGCTACCAGCATTTGCAGCACCAGCTCCTATTTTATTACGTTCTTGTTCACCTTGTCTACCTAGTTCACGTTGTTGTATATCAATAACATTTTGTGTGTAAGGATTCATGTACTGTGCAGTTCTTTCAGCACTTGGTCCTTGAGTAGCTCTATTAATTAAATTTGTTTGAGCTCCAAAGTATGGTTGACTTGCACCTTGAACATCTCTGATACCTTGGAAAGCTGTTTCTTGATCATCTGTAAACTCTGCAATACGAGGAGCATTATAAGATTGGAAACCTTCAGATGATCTTTGCTCTTCAATGCCTTGAGCCTTACCAAAAATATCTTGTATAAATGGTTTAAGTTCTGTAGGATATTCTGATGTAGTAGTCTGCGTTGTGTGTGATGGTTGTTTAGAACTTTTACCCATGATGTCTCTCCACTATTGTAAATTTTTTCTGCCAGCCTATCTTCTTAACTTTTCTTTCCCATCCAGATCTACCACAAGCCTCAAGAAAATCACAGCCAGATTCTTTACTAAATTTTACCAATACTTTATCCAATTCTTTTACCCAATCATCTAACTTATCACCAGAAATAAAATTAATTAACAACACAGTTTTTCTGGGATACTTCATAAACTCTGTTATAGCAATAGCCTCTACTTCACCATCCCATTTATCCTTATCATCTTTATAAATAATCCAAAGATGGTAATGATTAATAATTAAACTATGTAATACATCTACTGTTAACATTCTTCCGTAGGTATAAGGTATTACTTTATCAACTAATGATTCTACTTTGTTCCATATCTTTGTTACTTCATTGGTGGGCACTAAACTTATTTTATACATATATATTTATCCTAGTAGATTTAAAAGTCCTTCTGTCTCCCTAGGTTGCTCTGCCCTACCATATTTTAATTTTCTTATTCCTGCTATTCCTTGATCTATTGTCTCTGATCCTGCATCGCTTGAACCATTACCTATCATTGATACTACATCAGCTGGTATTACATACTCATCTCTTGCTAATAATGCTGGTTGTTGTCCCTCTATACTAAAAGGAATATCATCAGACATTCCATTTCCCGGTCCTTCTACTGGTCCTTCAAATGCAACTTGCTGACCTGCTGCCATTCTTTGTATGACTGGTTGCATTGCTGACATTAAGTTTGCTTGTTGCTGCCCAGCTTGAGTCATGCCACCACCTGCCATTTGTTGCATAGGATTACCACCAATAGAAGCTAATACATCATAAGCTTTTGTATCTGCTGGTGCTGGTGCAGATGCTTGAGACTTTAACATCTCTAACATTTCAGGAGGAATATCACCCATCATACCACCACCTGCCATTGCTTGTATTGGTTGAGAGACAAGGCTATTAGGAGTTTGTTGAGGAGGTCCATCCATTAACATAGGTTGACCATCAGCTCCTGTTCCATAATAATTATTTGTAACAGCTGGTGTTTGATTACCTTTAAGACCACCTCTAATTTTGTTTATTAAGTCTTGAAAGGGCGCAGTTAATGTATTGAAAGCTCCTGTTAAACCACCACCTGCCATTGCCTGTGGACTAGATACTTGCATATCCATAACTTCTGACATTTGATTGTCAGGTCCTGTTGCATAATAATTATTAGTAGTATTACCCTGTTTTTTATTTTTATTTTTTTTATTAAATACATCTAGTAAACCACCAATAATTCCTACGGATGGTATATAATTTCCTAGATCTCCACCAGCTGCCATTTGCATAGGAGGATTAGGATTCTGTAATTGTAATGCTGGATTACCCATTATACTATTGAACTGTGTGAGACCACCTTGATTCATTTGTGCAACTTGTCCACCTTCTTGACCATAAGATTGATTTAGAAAATTCATTCCTCCCGAACCCATATAATTATCTACTATTTCTTTTTGTGTATATGAAGGTTGATTGAATGATTCATTAAAAGCAATACTATCAATTGATGATGGAGGTTTCCTGTTCATAGGATCATCATAAGGTTTATTATAATCATCAGTCATCTTATCTATGTAAGCATTAGCTGCTGTACGTCCTGTTGCTTGTGTAGCTAATGGTTGATAGATAGCTCTCTCTGATAACATCTCAGTTAAAGGTCTACTACCACCGGCTTCACTCATTCCAAATTTAATAGTCTCTCCCACATCACTTAGTGGAGAAAACATACTGCTTGCTGTGTTCTTCAAACCACCTTCAGCTGCAAGATCAACAGCTTCTTGATATCCTCTATTCATTGCAAGGTTTGTAGCATCTTGACCAGCTCTAGCACCTAGTTGTTTAAGTCCTTCTTTACCTAATGCAGTACTACCAGTAGTTCCTAAATTAGATAGAGTAGTTGCAGCTGTTAAATTCATTGGTTGAGCTGCTAATGTTTTTGTTGCTTGATCAAAAGCTCCTGTAGTTAAAGCTTCACCTGCCATTTTACCTTGTTGTGCAAGTACTTGTTGTTCAATAGCTTTTTCAGATGCTAATTTAGCTGCATTAGTAGTAGCTCCTTTAACTCCTTCTGCAGTAGCACCCTTCAATGCTTCTGTTCCTGTGCCACCAAATATTCCTGCAGTTGCTCCACCAAGTAGTGCAGAATTTAATGCTTCTTCATCAGACTTACCTGTAAGCTTTGCACCAACACCGGAAGCTGCAGCTGCTGCTGCCATTTGAGCCATGGTAGACATACCACCAGTAGCTATACCTGCACCAATACTTAGAATAGCTGGTAAAGCTGCTTCAAGAAAACGTGAGCGACCTTCAGGTAATCCTGTGTCTGGATTAATAGTCATGGTGTTACCAGAAATTTTATTAAGATTACTTACTTCAGTAGGACTAAGATGGACAAGCATACTATCATTGTCTCTGCCCTTCATTGCCATAAGGTTAGCAAGACCTGACATAGGTGCTTCAGGTATTGCTGTTGTTGGGTTTACTACTGGACCACCAACTTCATAATTAGAAGGCATACCTTTTATATAAATATCTTTTAAACTACCACCATCAATTTTTTGAATATCTCTTATTAAACCTTTAGACTCACGTCCTAATTTGTTATAAGAAGTCTCTTGGTTTCCCATAATACTGGCTTGTAAATCTTGGTATAATTCTCTTGCTGATTCCACGTTGCTACTCCATTAGTTATAGACATTATATCCTGTAATGCCTGTGTTCGCAAAGGTTAGTTTAAATTTTGCCATTCTGTAGTTCCTCCTATACTCACGTACCCTTTAAATTTTCCTTCACCGGAACTGTATGCTATATCTCCGGCTTTTGGTCTACCTATATCTGTGACTGTTACTACACTATAAATATTAGTAGAAGGTGTACTATTTACTTCTGTATCTCTTGTTTCTAATTCATTAATTAAACTACCACCCCAAGACTTTAACTCATTGTAAGTGTTATTCATCTCTTCGGTCTTTAAACTGTATAGTGTAGGTAAGTCAGGGTATCTAGCCATTACTGTTGTCCATCCGGTTTAATATCTAATCTTACAGCACCATATCTCCAGTAAGTATTGTCTGTATGACTAGAAACTTTTACTCTTGCTTGTCTACCTCTTGCTCTAAGGTGAATCTGTTGTGTGCCAGAGTTAATATTAAAAGGTCCCTTCTCTACAAAATCTCCTGCAGGGAATTGTTTAGTCTTAATACTAAATTGTATGTTACCTTCATTGATATCAAAGTCTGGAATTACTCTATCAACAAACATTAAGTCATGACCATCCTTTATATCAAAGTCAGCAGACTCTAAGTATGCAGTAATAGGTTGACCATCAGCACTATAGATATCTTCTGGTTCATTATTATATAAATAAGAATCATTACTTGTAGTTATTGTATTATCATAGACAGTTCTATCAGCATAGGTTGTCCATAAAGATTCTCCATATACCCATGTGTTCTCTCCATAGTTCCATATTACATAGCGATTAGGTTCTTCAGAATTACTGGAAGGATATACCCATACCACTTCTTTAAACTCAGAGTTAACACCGGCAAAGATTTTACTTTGTTGAGAAGTATTAATGTCATCATAGATATATCTTCTGACTGTGCAATCAAGGTTTCTTATTTGACCATCAAAGATAAAGAAGTTATTCTCACCCATCCATACCATGCGACCATCAACATTAACAACTCCATGTTGTGATACTAGACCACAAGCTGTACCTAACTGTCTAAAGTTAAATATAAAAGGTGGACCAACAAACTGCATACCATACACAGCATTATCAGTAAACACACCAATAAGATTTCTAGAACGAACAGCTCCAATAATTTGTGAGCCATCTGTTAGTACTGTTTCACCAGCAGTTGTTGTTATAGCTGGAGTCCAGTTGTTAAAGTTCTCTTGATCACTCCAACGAACCAGTAAAGGATTATAAACACCTAGATATTCTGTTGATCCAAAAGATATAAGATGTCTGTCATTAGGAGAAACTAATATTACATTATTCACACTTGGAGCTGCAGTAACCAGATAAGCTCTTTGAGGTGTAATAGAAACATCTGTATCATAATAATAAATTTGTCCACCCCTACGTGCCATTACTACATCTTCACCCCATGTATCAAAGGACCAGTTAGTTGCCGGGAAAGTTATATTAGAAGTAGTAGCAGCTTCATTCCATGCTCTCATTCCTGTAACAGAAGTTCCTGCATTATATACACCAGCTCCGTACCCTAGTCCTTGTATAGCATTAACATTACCAGTAGGTAAAAGGTATCCTACTAATGCACTACCAATATTAGTAAAAGTTCCAGTTGCATTAGTACTATTAACAAAATGATATTTATTAACACCTGTTACAGAGACAAGTACTGTTTGATCTTTTAATCCTATTCCTGCTGTAACAGTAGAAGAAATAAAAGTAATAAAGTCACCAGTATTTAAATTATGATTTGTTTGACTAACAGATACAGTTGGAGAACCAGAAATATAATTCATTACACTTACTAATTGAGTTGTGCTTACAATAGGAGTAACATCAACATTATTATCTCCATCATAGGAATATACTTTTTGTTCTGTACCAAATATAATATGTCTTGTAGTATCATTATCAGCCCATGTGAGTAAGTCTCTGGCTATCCCATCAAAAGCTGTAGTAACTCTCTTGGCATATCCACGCATATTCTCAGGTCTACCTTCTCTAAATCTTACACGATTACCATCATACCATGAACCTTCTTCGGCATAACGTGTGGACTCTCTATGGAATCCCGGTTTAAAATCTAACCTAGCTGTTACTGAATCATATGCCATTAGTTATTCTTTGCTCCTGAAATTGTACCTGCTGTTATTACTGTAATTACTGACCATCCATTAATAGCTACACCAGCAGCTCCTCCGGGAGAACCTGATTGATAAGTAACAATATATCCTTGACCATTATTTAAACCACTATTACCAACTGTTCCTAATAGGCCTCCATTACCACCGGTTCCTCCAGTAGAACCATTATTAAATTCACCAGCTAATAGAAGAGATTGTTTACCTGCACCTGATAAATTATGAGAACCATTTCCTCCGGGATCTGAAGCCATATGTGATTGATTGGCATTACTAGTAGCTGGACCACCTATTCCAAAACCTGCACCACCACCACCGGGACCACCTTGATATCCTGCATTTTGGAACCAATCATCTCCACCATTACCTCCTCCACCTCCACCTCCACCACCACCGATAGTGCCGTTGTTAGTAAGGTTAAAGTTAATACCCGTAATTACATTAAGGGCTGGACCACCAACAGTTCCTGTAGAACCTGTAGTAACAGTTTGACCAGCACCTGCTCCTCCAGTTCCTCCTTTACCTACAAGAAATCCTCCACTATTAATAGTTAAATTAACTGTAGAGCCAGCTACCAATGAAGTAGTCTCAAGAGCATAAGTGCTAGTAGATGAACTTCCTAAATATGCTCCTTGTGGAATAGTTAAGTTAGCTATAATTATAGTAGTACCATCCCAACCTGCAGCTGTAGCTTCCGTAGCTATATTAAAGTTAGATGTTTGACCACTATTAAAAGTTTTGTTTATAACAAAGCCACCAGTAAAAGATTCTACCCATGCACTACCATTCCAATAATAAATAGTACTTACTTTATTCCAAGTACTACTCTTATAAGTATAAGCATCAGAAACTTTTTTCCATACTCCACCTTCGTATATGTAGGAATCTGCACTCATTATGAGAAGGCAGTAGTTTTATACCAAAGATCTCCTGTATACAATGTACCTAGAGAACCCGGATCAG